ATCTTTGGTTCCCCAGGAGCCTAACTAAAATTTAAAGGGTGGCTTGATAGTCACCCTTTTTTACTATATACTAAAATAAATTAACCTTGACAGCGTAAGCTGACACTAGCCGAGACAAGGAGAATGACATGGCTAATACAACTTTTAACGGTGCAGTCCGTTCCGAAAATGGATTTAAAACAGTAGCAAAGAGTTCTACTCTAGGAACATTTACCGAGCACATTGTTGCTACAAGTGGCGGTGTTCTTGAAGTACAAAAAGTTGCTACTTCTGGAAGAGATAACATAGTTGCTGCAGGCACAACAACTGGTGCAAACAATGCTAGTTTAGGTACAGCAGCTACAATTTTTAATGTTACACCTAATGCACATGGTTCTGGTATTGCTGATGCAGCAATCAACACTTTCATAAATAAGATTGGTGGAGACATTGTTACTACAATTCTTATAGACCTTCATGGAGGTTTAGCATCTGGTGGAACTGCTGATGACGTTATCGGTACAGATGGTGGAGCAGCAAACGCTTATATTGCTGAACTAACTAAAGAAGTAAATGGAATCCCTTATAAGTTAGAATTTATTTGTTTGGAAGTACCTACAGGTGGTGATCCGGATATTAACTTGGTATGTTCTGCAACAGGTACAACAGCAGAAAATGCTGCTGTAACAAGTGGTACAGTTCTATTTAACAATGGTGACTTAACTCTAGGTTTACATAACGAAGCAGATGCAGGAGCTACTTTAGCAGCTTTGAGTAAGAAATATCTTTATCTTACATCAGGTGATGCTACAGAAGCTGCATATACAGCTGGAAAAATTGTAATTAAAATCCATGGTGCGGCCTTCGATTATAACAACGATTAATTTGTGAGGGCTATATTATGGGAATATCAGATGTAAAGGCTCTCACTATAAATGATGAGAATGCTTCAGATGATGACAGACTAGTTACAGCAGCTAGACCTAACACGTCAGCTACCATGGCAAACACTACGTTTGCTGGTGGTGCAGCTAGAAATGTCATAGTAACAACCACTGGTACAGGTGACAACGCTAAAACCTGTACCATAACAGGCACAGATGTTTTTGGTGATGCCATGACAGAAGTCATAACTTCTACTGGTTCTGCTGAAGCTGTTGCAGGAACCAAACTTTTCTTGACAGTAACTGCTGTAGAGTGTTCAGCACAGTATGCAGCAAATATAAAAGTAGGTTCAGGAACATTATGTGCTCAAGCCATATTAGGAAGTAACAGAGTCAGACTCAAAGGTATGTCTATAGTATCAGGTGGTACTGCAGGAACTGTAGAGTTTATCAATGGGGCTCCTGAAGATGGCACCACTATATTTAAAGCTAGAACTATCGGTACAGCAAATACAACGACTGATAGAACGATACCTTCAGAAGGTGTGTTATTTGAAAATGGATTAACAATAAAATACACACTTGATGTAGTAGATATGTTAACAGTATTTCATGCTTAAAGGAGATTCTTATGAATAGAACTAATATGCCTATGCAAATGAAAGGCAGAATGAAAAAGAAAATGATGTCCGGTGGAGGCAAATTAAAAAAGAAAATGATGTCTGGTGGTGGAGCATTAAAAATGGTTACCAACAAGCAAGGTGAAAGAGTACCATTTTATGCTGCTGACGGTGTAGGCAAAATGAAAAAAGGTGGAGCTGTTAAAATGAAAAAGGGCGGTTCTATCATGAAAATGAAGGGTGGCGGTAACATTAAATCTAAGAATGGCTCAAAAGGTGGTAAAAAAGGAGGCAAGACTAGAGGCTCTGGAATCGCTATGAAGGGAGTTAGACCTGCTAAAATGGTTACTATGAAGGGTAGCAAGTGACAAAATTTGAGCCTTACGGGCCTAAATTTCCAGAACTAAATGAAGCTGCAAGACGTGGTAGGGGTGAGATAAGTGAAGCTATGCGGGTTTTTCAAATAAACCCTGCAGCTATGACACCCCTACAAGTAAAGATACGAGAGCAGTTTTCTGAATGGAAAAGTTCGTCTGGTAAGAAAAAAGGTGGAGCTGTTAAAAAGAATAAGCCTAAACCTAAAAAAGGTTCTACTCTTCGTGGAGTTGGAATTGCTAGAAAAGGCGTTAGAAAAGCAAAAATAAGATAAGGAGATTATATGTCAGATTTAAAAATGGTTGAGATTGGCACTGATAAGAAGGGCGAATCTTTATACAATGTAAGACATAAAAATGGAGAGCTTGTTTCTACAAAAGCACTTTCCATGAAAGAAGCTGAAAAAATGATGCAAGGGTCTACAAAAAAAGGGAATACTAAAACTAAAAAAGACGATAAGTAATGGCTACTTCGGGAACCACGGGATTTAATTTAGACTTTACGGAGATAGCTGAAGAAGCTTGGGAACGTGCTGGTAGAGAAATGAGGTCAGGATATGATCTAGCTACAGCTCGTAGGTCTATGAACCTCATGACCATAGAATGGCAGAACCGTGGCATAAATATGTGGACAATAGATAGTGGCACCATAGCAATCACATCTGGAACTGCACAGTATGACTTACCAGCTGACACTATAGACTTACTAGATCAAGTTATAAGAACTAATGCAGGTAACACATCTACACAGTCTGACCTTACTATAAGTCGTATAGGTGTGAGCACTTACTCATCAATCCCTAACAAACTAACAACAGGTAGACCCATACAAGTATTTATAGAGAGATTAATCACACCGAGGATAAATCTATGGCCTGTGCCTGACCAGAGTTATACATTTGTATATTTTCGTATGAGAAGAATACAGGACGCAGGAAACGGTGTAGAAACTGCAGATGTGGTGTTTCGTTTCTTACCTTGTCTAGTAGCAGGTTTAGCATACCACATAGCAATGAAAGTACCCGAACTTATGGGTAGAGTTGAGATGTTAAAGAAAGCATATGACGAACAGTATGCATTAGCTGCTGGAGAGGACAGAGAAAAGACATCAGAGAACTTTGTTCCAAGAATAGGTAGGATATAATATGCCGTCTAAATTTGCTTCAAGTAGAAACGCACTAGCAATATGCGATATATGTGGGTTTCAATATAAATTACGTGAGCTACGAAGTGTTATAACAAGAGGCACAGACACAAATATAAAAGCCTGCCCCGAATGTTGGAATGAAGACCATCCACAAAATGAACTAGGCATGTATCCTGTATATGACCCACAGGCTTTAAGAGAGCCAAGACCTGACTTTGCAGAGTTACATGACAGCAGAAATATACAGTATGGGTTTAATCCCGTGGGACGTGACAAAGACCCGTTTAAATTAACACCAAATACCTTGGTAGCCAAAGGTGCTGTTGGCACCGTATCGGTGACAATAACGTGATGAGGCAGCTATGAACTACACTTCATTAAAAGCAAACATAGCAGATGTATGTGAAAACACATTTACAGACGATCAGTTCGCATTGTTCGCTCAACAGGCAGAGCAGAAGATATTTAATACCGTAGACCTACCAGTGATGCGTAATGTTGATAGTAGTAGTTTAACTGCTGGTAATGAGCTGTATACTACACCTGATGGATATTTATATACTTATAGTTTAGCAATAGTAAATAACGATACTCAGACTTTTTTGTTAAATAAAGATGTTAACTTTTTAAGAGAGGCATACCCCGTAACTACAACTGCTAAACGTGGGTTACCAAAGTTTTATGCCTATCACAGCACTTCAGGTAATAAAATAAAGTTAATGTTTTCTCCAATTCCAGACGCTAATTATACATTAGAGCACATGTATGCTAAGTATCCTACATCAATAGTTACTGCAGGTGGTACATACTTAGGAGACAACTTTGATACAGCGTTGTTAAATGGTGCTTTGATAGAAGCTATTAGATTTATGAAAGGGGAACCTGATATGGTTGCTCTTTACGAAAAACATTATTTACAAGCTATAACTTTACTTAAAAACACTTCAAGTGGTAAATTACGTCAAGACGTATATCGTTCTGGACAAGTTAAGAATCCAGTTGGTTAGAGGTTTATATGGCAATAAAACAAGCTATGTGTACATCATTTAAACAGGCTCTTTTAGATGGAGAGATGGATTTTAGTAGTGATACATCACAGACATTTAAAATAGCCTTATACACATCAAGTGCAGACTTGAGTGCCTCTACCACAGCTTATTCAACTACTAACGAGATATCAGGCACAGGTTATACTGCAGGAGGTAACACGTTAACAATAGCAAGTAATTCAACCACGTCCGGAACTACAGCATTTGTAGATTTTTCAGATACAAGTTGGACTTCCTCTTCTATAACAGCTAGAGGAGCTTTGATATATAAGTCTGGGGGCACTGATCCTTCTATAGCCGTGTTAGACTTTGGAGAAGATAAATCGTCTGTATCGGGTACGTTTACTGTGACGTTTCCTACTGCAGACGCTGATAATGCCATAATCCGTATTGAATAATAAAATGTTATGGTGTATTAGTATTTAAGGAGATTTTAGATGGCAACACAATACACATCCATATTAAAACTTGCTCTACCTGTTCAGGGTGAATTAAGTGGTACGTGGGGTGACGCAGTAAATGACCAAGTAACTTCTATGATAGAAGAGGCCATAGCTGGTCTAAAAACCATAGATACTTGGAGCACTAACTCTGCTACTTTATCAACAGCTGATGGTTCAACATCTGAGTCAAGAGCTGCAATACTAAATCTTACAGATACAACTTCTGACCTAAGTGGTGCAGCAACTCTCATATGTCCTGCCGCAAGCAAGGTATATATTGTAAAGAACGCCACTGGACAGGCAGTAACAGTTAAAACAGCTTCAGGAACTGGTAT